AATGGTCCACATCCATGTCTCGCTTCACGCCTTGCCCCCCAGCTTGCGGGCTTGCTCGCGGTAGTACCGGGCAATCTCGATCAATCCCTCATGGGTGTACTTGCGCAGGGTGCTGTCGGCCTCGATCAACTCCACCGCCCGGGGCCCGATGCGTTCGATCAGGCCCTTGCGGTACTCGACGTGGTTCCCGGCTAGGTGGTTGTTGCAGTGCTTGCACTGGCCATGGGCGTTGTCTTCCACAAACCGCATGTGGGGCGCACTGCCCACGCTTCGGTAGTGTCCGCAGTCGTAGGTGTTGGGCTCGGTGCCCAGTGGTCGGCCGCAGGAAATGCAGGGCTTGCCGGCGTCACGGGCGCGGATGAATGCGTTGAATGCCGTCTGGGCCTTCTTCACCAGCTGGGGCTTGGTCTGCATTGCCTGCAGCTTGGCCTTGATGGCCTTGCGCTCTTGCGCCTGCTCTTTGGCCTGCTTCTTTTCCGCGAGGGCTCTGGCGTGCTTCATCGCGCAGCTGGGCGAGCACACTTTCTGCATCGGCCTCGATGGGCTGAAATACTCGGAACACACCTTGCACGACTTCACTGGTAAATCTCCCCGGTCTCAGGGTCCACCCTGCCGGTGTGCACTCCATGCTCTGCAGCCCATGCCAATACGAACTCGATCAGCTCGGCGCATTCGCTGCGGGTCAGTTGACTGGTGCGGCGGAACACGATGTCCACCCCGTGGCCATCCAGCGCGGGCAGCATTTCGATGTGTTCGCCTCGGGCTCGGCACCATGCGGCGGTCAGGAGGCGCTTCCACGTTTCCACGTCGCGCTTCTTGCCGGCCCACTCGACTTGCTTGCTGATCTGGGTCAGCAGGGCGTGGAGCATGGCGTTCTCGGCCAGGCTTCGCGTTTCCTCGCGCGCCTCGACCACCATGCGGCGGCCGGCCATCAGGTGCGCCTTCAGCAGTGGCCACAGCTGGCCGGTCATGGCCTTGTGGGCCTGCACCGGTTCCCAGCATCGGATGACGGTCCGCTCGCTCATGCCTCGGCCTCTTCAAACAGGTCGGCGGTCTGCGGCTGTTGCGGCTTGGCCAGCTTGAGGCGCAGGACAGGGAACACCAGCCCGCTCTTGCGCTGGGCCAGCGGCATCAGGCCGGCACGCTGGGCGCACTTCGGCCCGACTGGGTGATTGCCGATCAGAACGGCCGCCTGGTCCATCGGGCGGCCACACAGGGCGCAGTACAGCTTCATTCCCATGCCTCCAACCCATCCATCACGCATTCAATGAAGACTTGGGCAGCTTTCGCGTTGATGGCGTTGCCGTAGGCGCGCAGGCGCACCACTCGGGAGGAAGCCCCATGAGCCAGCGGGAATGTGCCGGGTTCAACTGGCCGCCACTTTCCATCGCGGCACAGGAGCCAGTCAGCAGCTCGCCAGAATCCGTTAGTCGGGCTGGCAATGCCAGCATCGCAAAGTCGTTCAGATTCGAGCCGTGGCGTGTATCCCCCATCGCACGTTTCGCTTGCCCGCCGCCCGTGCTGTCGCTGGTCTGAGGTGCTGGCCAGCCCGCCAACGCCACGATCTGCCCCAGCGGCTTGCCCGTGTCCCACGGCCGGGCTTCCTTCACCCCACGGCTGGCATCCGCCGCTGTCGTTGTCGGCCACCCAGCCAGATAGGCCTGCCGTGGCAACTGGTCCAGTCGATCCCGCCCGTCGCGCTGCGCGACCATGCCCGGGGTGTCCTTCCAATCTCGCGCGGCTGGAGTGACCCACCCAGTAAAGCCGGTCTCGGATGTGCGGCGCACCGACGCCCGCAGACGGAAACGGGACCGCCCCGAAGGCGTAACCCATTGCTTCCAGGTCAGTGTGTACAAGGTCGATCCAAGCGTCAGCGTCCTTGCTTGCAACCTGCTCTCCAATGACCGTTGCAGGCTTGCACTCTTTGATGAGGTGATGAAAGGCTGGCCACAGGTGCCGCTCGTCATCAAACCCAGTTCCTTTGCCTGCCGCGCTGAAAGGTTGGCACGGACAGGAACCAGTCCAAACAGGTCGGTCATCACTCCATCCTGCTTGACGCAAGGCGTAGGACCAGACGCCAATGCCGGCGAAGAAATGGCACTGGGTGAAGCCTCGTAGGTCGCTTGGAAAAACATCTTCGATACTCCTTTCGTCCACATAGCCGGGCGCGATGTGGCCCGCGTCGATCAGGTTGCGCAGCCACTGGGCCGCGCTCGGGTCGATTTCGTTGTAGTAGGCGGTCACAGCACGCCCTCTCTCATTCCGTGCAGGACCTCGGGCCAGCTGAGCGGCGTTTCTCCAGGCCAAGGCGCACGGACGCCAGCACGCGCGCCCGGCCAGGGTTCCCCGGGAACCGCTCGATAGCAGCCAGCATCGCGGCCGCGTGGGGCTTGCTCGGGTAGGCACTCAGCACCAGCCGGGTGCAGCAGTCCAGGCACTGGAACCGATATGCCCCGCAGGTCGGCCGCTCTTGGGTCTGTTGGCATGCGCGGCATGTCATGTCTCAGCCGGAATCAGATGCTGGCGCAGCGCTTCGCGGGCAAAGCGCAGGCTGGTGGGGTTGATCTTCTCGCCAGCCTCATGGCGGGCCAGGATTCGCTTGGCCCAGGCTTTGTGATCGGTCGTGCTGGTCTGAACGGTTTGCGTTCGCACGTCGCCCAGCTTGGCCAGCTCAGCCTTCACCCGTTCAGGGTCGGCCTTCGGCTCAGGCAGTCGCGGGGCCTCGGGCGCTGGCGCCTGGCGGCACAGGTGCTTGAACTCGATCACGTTCGGGCACTTAGGCGGCAGGTTCTCCAGCGCCCAGGCAATCCGGTGCAGGCTCTGCGCGAACGTGGACAGCTCATGAGCCCATGCCGCCTTCACATCGGCCATCGGCACATCGGCCCATTGGCGCGTCCATCCGGCCCCATAGGTGGCGGCCAGGCGCTCGAACAGTCGGTCAATCGCTTTGGTGGGCAGGCTCATGTGGCGACCCTCAATTTCGGCTGCGGGGGTGTGATGTCGATGTAGTCGTCGGCATCGGCTGGCTGGCCTGTCTCTGGCCACTTGCGGCCGGTCATTTCCTCCCAGCGAGCGCGGCGCGCCAGCTCGTCCTGCTGGGCGTAGCTCATGGGCTGGCGGCTGGCGGTTTGGCGCTCGGCCGGCTTCAGCCAGTCGGCCTGCAGGCCTTGCGACCCGCGCATGCACCACACCTGCAGGAAGGCATCCAGCGGCATGTCGGCCTTCTCGCTCTCGCGCTTGGCCTGCTCCAGCACGGTCTCGGTGACTGGGGCCTTCTTGGCCTTGCGCAGTGCCAGCCAGTCGGCCCAGGTCTGTTCGGCAACGTCGTCAGGCCGGGAAACCTGAGCGGGTGCGCTGCGCTTGCGCGGCTCTACTTCTGAACGAAGTGAAGAAGTATTCTTCTCTTCTCTTTCTCTTTCTCTAGCTAACGCACCTGTAACGCTCGCGTGCTCATCCTGTAACGCTGTCTGCGTTACATCAGCGTTACCGGCTGCATCGTCTGCGGTTGCATCGGCGTTACCTGAGCGGTGGCTGGCCACACGTTTTGCCGTTACAGCGCGCCTCTTGGCAGACGTGCCGTTGTGCTCTTCAAACCGGACGATGCGCACGCCTTCGGGGTGATCGGCCAGCCACCCGATGCACACCAAAGCATTGCCAAGCCCTGGCACACCAGTCTTGCGGTCAATCTGGCGCAGCGTCAGCCCGGGCATGATCCCGTCTTCGCTGTGCTGGTCTGCCGTGGCCCACAGCCAGTAAAGCCCACCAATGACGGCGGCCTCACCCTGCTCTGTCAGGTCGCAAAGTTTTGCAACCCGTGGGTCGTCCCACAGATTACCGCGCATCTTGATCCAGTCGCCGGCCATGGCTCAGACGCCTTCAGTGACTGGCTTACGCTTCTTTCCCACCTTGCGGCGAACAGAAGGGACAGGGCGCCCCTTGAACCACTCGGGCCGGATCGCGTAGAGCTGGACAAGCCGAAGATCAGGCAGGGGGCCATCCCTCCACTGAGTCACAGCGGACGGGGTGACATTGAGAATCTTGGCCAGCGTCGCGGCGGACCCGGCTAGTTGGATGGCTTCTTCGGTTTTCATGGGCTTGAAATTTATCACACTAAACCGATATTGTGAAGCATCCTATAGCCTTTAGGTGGCTTAATAAGGCCATGACACTCTCAGACAGAATACGCGAAGCGCTTGCCCACTCGGGTAAAACGCAGGCTCAGATCGCTGCCGAAACTCGCAAGAGTCCCGGCGCGGTCAGTCAGTGGCTGGATGGGCGTATCAAGAGCCTCAAGGCCGAAACAGCCGAAGCGCTTGAAAGAGCTACAGGGTTTAGCTCAACTTGGCTCGTAACGGGCAAAGGCCCAAAATTGGTTTCTGACAACAACGTCCATCCGGCGAACATTGGTGCAAGGCGAGTCCCGCTTATCAACTATGTGCAAGCTGGCAACTGGGCTGGCGCTGTCAACCCGTTCCAACCACACGATGCACATGACTGGCTAATGACCGACTTGGAGTTGTCTGAAGATGCCTTTGCACTGGAAATCAAAGGGGATTCAATGCTGCCGGAGTTTCGCCCTGGTGATCGAGTGATCATCGACCCCGGCATCAGGCCGCAGCCCGGCGACTTTGTTGTCGCCAAGAATGGAGAGGAAGAAGCGACGTTCAAGAAATACAGGCCGCGAAGCATGGACGCAGCCGGCAATACGGTGTTCGAGCTGGTGCCGTTGAATGACGACTACCCGACAATCCGGTCAGATGTCACGCCGGTGCGGATCATCGGCACCATGGTGGAACACAGGAAGTACAGGAGAAGGTGAAATGCACTTGGCAATCTGGCTCGTCGCCTTTGTTGGCCTGATCGCCCTGCTGGGCAGCAACGTCAAGATCAAACTGAATGCGCCCTGGAAGGAATACGCCGCGTTGGCTGTTCTCGCTGCATGGGCCATCGGCTTAATGCTGTCGTTCCCAGTCTTTCACTGGGGCGATAGCGCTGAAACCAACTGCCGGTCCGAATTCGACAAGGCCGGCCACTACATCGTGTGCGACTGAGCTCAATCGCGGCTCACCCACCAAACCCGCTTCGGCGGGTTTTTTGTTGCCTGAATCCTAGGCAAACCACCGCAATGCCGAAAATTATTTAGTAGCCTACTATACAAGGCAGGTTTATTCTGCTAAAGTTCACTTCACTTACCGCACACCACCGGAGTGAACCGATGAACCCCTACCTGCTTGAAGAACTGTACGAACGGCTGGGCCGCCCCCGCTGGTACTGGCCCGCTGTTGGTCTGGTCCTGCTCATCCTCATTGGGCTCGGCGGTGCCGTGACGGAGCCCGTATGAACTGCTGCGACTACAAGTGCACCGAGGGCAAGGACTGCCCGGTCCGTGTCGCCAAAGTCGGCCAGCGCATGCCGGCCGCCGAACCCCTGCCCCGCACTACGTGGCGCGAGCACCTGCGTGACGCCGCCACCGCTGCCCTGATGGTCGTCGTGGTGATGCTCATTACCGCGCTCATCTACCCCTTTTTCTGACCCACCTGCTGTACCTCCATGAACGAACCCACCAATCCCATGGCCGCGCTGTACGCAGCGCTGGCCAAAGCACAAGGCGCATTCCAGCCGATCGTCAAGAACCGTGATGTCGAAATCACGATGAAGAGCGGAGGCCGGTACCGGTTCCGCTACGCCGATCTGGAAGAAATCCTGACCAAGACCCGGCCCGCACTGTCGGCCAATGGGCTGGCGCTGATCCAGACCGTGCACGAAGGCCGCCTGGTGTGCTCGCTGGTGCATGCCGATGGTGGATCGATGTCCAGCACGGTAGACATGCCCAGCGCCCGCGACCTTGGAGACCCCAAGAGCTTCGGCGCCGCCATCACCTACCTGCGCCGCTACTTGGTGACCGCCATGCTGGGCGTGGCCGCTGACGACGACTTGGACGAAGACGGCCAGGAAATGGGCGAGGCCACGGCGCGCACCACCAGCAAACCACCCGTAGCCCAGCCCCAGCGCCGCGCACCTGCAGAGGCGCCCACACCCGCAGCTGCTCCCGCAGCCGGAGACAGCACGCCCGCCACGCAAGGCGAGATTGCGTACATCACCAAGAAGATCGAGGCCGCGGGCCTGACCATCGCACAGGCACGCAACAAAGCCGGCATGGATGTGGCCGACACGCTGGAAGGCCTGGACAAAGCCGGCTTCGGTGCATTGAAGGCGGTGCTGTGATGAGCAACACCAACACAGGCGGCCCGGCGTTTCCAGAGGTCCGCATACGCAGCGGCGACAACTACAACCCGCCAACCAAGCTGTACTACGGCGGCATGACCCTGCGCGATTACTTCGCGGCGAAGGCAATGCAAACGCTGTTGGGCAGTGAATACACCAGCGAGCATGGCTTGCACGAAGGCTGGACGGGTGCGCTTGCACATGAGTCCTACATGGTGGCCGACGCCATGCTGAAAGCGAGGGAAGCATGAGCACGCTCACCTTCGATGAAGCCACGCACACCTACTACCTCAACGGCCAGAAGGTGCCCGGCGTGACGAGCGTACTGAAGCCGCTGACCGACTACAGCACGGTACCGCCCGATGTGCTGCAGGCCGCCGCCGACTTCGGCAAGGCCGTGCACCGCGCCTGCGAGCTGGACGACCTGATGGAGCTGGACGAGGACACCATGGACCCCGCCCTGCGCCCGTACCTGAGCGCATGGCGCAAGTTCTGCGCCGACCACCGCGTGTCGTGGCTCGAAATCGAAAGGCCCGTGCACCACCAATCCCTGCGCTATGCCGGCACACCCGACCGCATTGGCGACGTGAACGGCCTGCTCTCTGTGGTGGACATCAAGACCACCGCCGAGCTGTACCCCAGTGTCGGGCCCCAGCTGGCCGCCTACGCCAACGCATGGAGCCCCGGCGCCGCCAGCACCATGCAGCGCATCGCCGTGCAACTCAATGGCGACGGCACCTATGTGGCCAAGCCCTACACCGACCCGGCCGACTGGCCTTTGTTCTGTTCCCTTCTGACGCTGCGCAACTGGTGCGCGCGCCATTCCATCACCCCCAAGTTCTAAGGAGCCCACCCATGAAAACCACCGACACCGTGACTTACGACGCCAGCGCCGCCATCGTGCTGGCCAACAAAGCCAAGGCCGCACTGGCCGGCGCCACCGACTTCGTGATCGACAGCCCGACCATGTTCGAGCTGGCCAGCGACGACCTGAAAGGCATCAAGGCCCTGCAGAAGGAAGTCGAAGAGAAGCGCACCAGCATCACCGGCCCACTGAACCAGGCAGTGAAGGCAGTGAACGATCTGTTCCGCGCCCCGAAGGACTATCTGGACCGGGCCGAGGCCACACTGAAGCGCGCCATGGTGGCCTACACCAGCGAGCAGGAGCGCATCGCTGCAGCGGCCCGCGCAAAGGCCGAAGCCGAAGCCCGCGCCGAGCGGGAACGCCTGGCCGCCATCGAGCGCGAACAAGCCGAAGCCGCGCGCCGTGCGCAGGAAGAAGCCCAAGCCGCTGCCGCTGCCGGTGATCAGGAAGCTGCAGCCGCTGCCATGGCCGCCGCACAGGCCGCCGAGCTGCAGGCCGCCACCGCTGCCATGACCGCCCAGGTGGTGACCGTGGCCCCGGCCGTGGAAGCCCCGGCCAAGGTCACCGGCATCAGTGGCCGCGTCACGTACAGCGCCGAAGTCACCAACCTGATGGAGCTGGTGCAAGCCGTGGCCGCCGGTCAGGCCCCCATCGAGTGCCTGCAGGCCGACACCAAGTTCCTGGGCGCCCAGGCCCGCGCCTTCAAGAAGGCCGGCCAGCTGTACCCCGGCGTCATGGCTGTGGCCGAACGCAGCATCGCAGCCCGCGCCGCCTGAAAGTTCCGACCATGGCATCAGTGAACAAAGTGATCCTGGTCGGCAATGCCGGCCGTGATGCGGAAATCCGCTACCTGCCCAGTGGCCAAGCCGTGGCCAACGTCAGCATCGCCACCACCAGCCGGCGCAAGAACCGCAACACCGGCGAAGTGATCGAGGACACCCAGTGGCACCGCGTCACCTTCTACGAGCGCCTGGCCGAGATTGCCGGCGAGTACATCAAGAAGGGCAAGCCCGTGTACATCGAGGGCCGCATCAAGTACGGCAAGTACACCGACCAGTCGGGCGTGGAGAAGAACACGGTGGACATCGTGGCCACCGAGCTGCAGCTGTTGGGCGGCCGTGACGATGCCCCCGCACCCGCGCCCCAGCGCCAAGCCCCCGCACCGCGTCCCGCTCCCGCTCCCGCCAGAAGCGGGTTCGAGGATATGGACGACGACATCCCGTTCTGATTCCCCAACCACCCCGAAAGGAAAGCATGACCACACCACCCGATACCACTGCAGCCGCGACTGACGTGGGCGAATTCATCACCGACTTGGACGGTGGCGTGTTCGACCGCAAGCTGTCCATTGCGCTGTCGCAAGTGGCGGCCGCCACCGTGGACAACGACAAGGCCGGCGAAGTCACCGTGAAGCTGGTTTTCCAGCGCATCCCCGGTACCAGTCAGGTGCGCTGCGAGCACACCCTGAAGTACGTCAAGCCGACCATGGACGGCAAGGCCGGCGAAGAAGAGAAGCGATCGACCGTGCTGCACGTGGGCCGGTTCGGCGCGCTGTCGCTGGCCCAGCCCTCTCTCATGAACAAGCAGGGCGAAATCGTTTAAGCCCCACCCGCAACACCCAGCAGAAAGCAACACCATGTTCGACAAAGACGCCATCAAGCAACTGACCCAATCGGAGGCCATCTCGGCCGCTGCTACGGCCATCACCGAGCAGGCCGCCACCCTTGTGGCCCTGCCCGAAGACTTCAAACTGCACGATCTGGAGCAGTACCTGACCATCCGCCGGCGCGCCCGTGGCCTGATGACCACCAGCGCACTGAAGGACTTTGCTACCTACGCCAAGGCCCACGCCGAAGCCGGCGCCAGCGTGTTTGTGGACGCCAACGAAATGTGCGCCACCGCCGTGCTGAACCTGGGCACTCCCGACGAGCCCGGCCACACCGACAACCGCGCCAAGCTGCAAGCCCAACTGACCGCCGCGTATCGCGCCCTGCTGCAGCATGCCGGCGGCCGCGCACTGACCCAGACCGTCGCCGCCGAGTTTCTGGAAGACTGGCCCGACCTGATTGAGTGCTTCAACGAGCAAGGCCCGATCAAGCTGCCCAAGGCAGTCGCCGCCATCCGCAAGCTGTCCATCGAGGCCATGCGCAAACTGGAATCCAGCGAGCAGTCGCTGAGTGCCAGCAAGAGCGCATTCGAGTCGGTGCAGGCCACCAGCGCTGACCCGATCCCGACCACCATCTACTTCAAGTGCGTGCCCTACAAAGACCTGGCCGAACGTCTGTTCGTGCTGCGCCTGGGTGTGCAGACCGGTGGCGATAAGCCATCGATCGTGCTGCGCATCGTGAAGGCCGAGCTGCATGCCGAGGAAATGGCCAACGAGCTGGCCGACCTGGTGCGCGATTCCCTCAACGGCCAGATGCCCGTTCTGCTGGGCGCCTACGCCAAAGCGAACTGAAGGAGCAAGCAATGGAAAACCAACACCGACAGATCAAGGGCTACCGCGAGCTGACGCAGAATGAAATAGATCTGATGAACCGCATCAAGGCCAAGGGCGCCGAGCTAGGCGACCTTGTGGCCGAGCTGCGCGCTACCGATGGCCTTGACCAACGCTGGGTCTCCATCGGCGCCACCGGCGAACTGCAAACCACGCCCTACGCTGACGTGCTGCTGGGCCGTAAGCCCGCGCGCAACATCGGTGAACTGTTGTGCTTGGTGCACAGCGAAATCAGCGAAGCCATGGAAGGTGCGCGCAAGGGCCTGATGGGCGACAAGCTGCCGCACCGGCCCATGCTGGAAGTGGAGCTGGCTGACGCCGAGATCCGCTGCTTCGACATGGCCGGCGGCCTGCAGCTGGACCTGGCCGGCGCGATCGCTGAAAAGCTCGCCTTCAACGCGCAGCGCGCTGACCACAAGATCGAAAACCGAGCTGCTGAAGGCGGCAAGAAGTTCTGAGAGGCACCATGATCACGTCCCTGGCCCTCATGTCCATCTACAAGTCGCCAGCAATCCCGCTGGCCGACGTGTGCGAAAAGTATTTCGCGCTGTCCTACGAGGAAGCGCTGAAGAAAGCCGCGCGCAACGAGCTGCCGGTACCCACGTTCCGGCTGACCAACAGCCGCAAAGCCCCGATGATGGTCAGCGCCGAAGCACTGGGTCAGTGGATCGACAAGACCGAGGCCGAGGCCAAGGCACTGTGGGAAAGGAGTCAGGTATGACCGACCGACCCACGGCCCTACTCGACTGGTCCCTGTACGTGGACTGCCCAAAGTGCGGTAAATTCAACGATCTTGCGGAGCCGGATCACGACACCGAGAATGAGATTGGAAAGCACCTTTTCACAAACGCATGGGACAAGCTCAACGGCTGGGAAGTTAAATGCCAGCATTGCGGGCACGAGTTCACCATTGAGAAAGTGGAGTATTGAATGACCAACGCCTTCACCCAAAAGCCCGACACCAGCTGGATGAAGCAGATGGAGCGCAACCGCAAGACCAGCGAAGCCATGCGCCGCGTCGTTGAGCGGCCTGCATCGAAGCAACGGCAGAAGCTGGCCAACCTGCTGGAGAGGAAGTGATGCACCGGCGCCAGCCGCCACCCCCTGCGTATGCACCGCCCAGTGCATCAAGGCCGCACCAGCGGCCTTTTTCGTTTCAGTGACAAGCCCTTAGAAGTGGCTGTGTCCAATCCAACATCGGCGCGACGCACATGCGCCACGGGCTCATTTCTGCTCTAAGTGGTTGTTGTTGCTGCGAATTCGTCAACTTCTGGCCCTTGTTCCTGCTGCCTGCTAACCGGGCATTTCGGTGCATTTTCGGGGGTTTCTTGGCGTCGGGTGCATCAGATGGTGCATCATACGGCCCCTGATGCACCACGTTTTCACAGGTCCGGTGCATCAAGAAAAGGAACCTTCATGCCATCCATCCAGAAGCGCGGCGACGTGTATTTCGCCCAGGTCCGCATCAAGAAAGCCGGTGTCATTGTATTCAGCGAATCCAAAACCTTCCCCAGCGAGGCCATGGCCCGATCGTGGGCCGAGCGGCTGGAGGACAAGGTGCGCAAGCAAGGCGCCCCCATGCGGTCCATGACCGTGGGCCAGCTGATTCTGGAGCACCTGGAGTACCAACAGAAGCTGCGGCCGCTGGGCCGGTCCACCATCCACAACCACCAGACCGTGGCGCAGGCCTTCAGCAAGATCAAGCTGGACGAGCTCACCGCCAAAGACATCACCGACTACGTGATCCGCCGAAAAGCCGAAGGCGCCGGGCCGGCCACCATCTTGGCCAACCTCTCCCCGCTGTCGGCCGCCGTGCATGCGGCGCCCTACGCCCACGGCATCCAGGTAGACCCGCTGCCGGTGGACATGGCCATCAAGAAGCTGAAGGAGGCCGGCGCCATCGGCAAGTCCCGGCAAGTGATCCGGCTGGTGGACGACGAGGAAGAAGCCGCACTGCTGGCCGAATTCGCGCAGCGCAACCGCCACCACCAGACCACCATCGACATGGTGCCCGTGTACAAGATGGCCATTGCCCTGCCCCGCCGGGCCAGTGAACTCACGCGCATGCGCTGGGCCGATGTGGACTACAAGCGCAAGACGGTGATCATCCGCGACGTGAAGCACCCGCGTCAGAAGATCGGCAACGACCAAGTGGTCCCGCTGCTGGGCGACGCATTCACCCTGCTCGAACAAATCCCCAAGCTGGACGATCGCATCTTTCCCTACGAGACCGAATCCATGCTGGCGGCCTTTGAGCGAGCGCGCGACCGCATTGCAGAGACCGGCCTGCCCAAGATCGAGAATCTGCGGTTTCACGACCTACGGCACACGGGCATCACCCAGTTGTTCTGGGCCGGGCTCAAGATCGAGGAAGTGGCCCAGGTGTCTGGGCACACGAACTGGGCGCAGCTCAAGCGCTACACCCACATCCGGCCGGAAGATGTGCACCGGCGCTGGAATGAGTTGAAGGGTTGACGGATTCCGACAATGCCAAAGCACATCCGTCTGCGGTATCGGCTCTCGCCATAACCGGGGCCGCCCCGGCAGGTTCCTGCGCTGGTATTAAGCCCGCCCCAGCGCCCGCGTGGCGTTCGCGGTCATGATGGCGGGTTAGGCTCGACCTCTCAAACGTTCGGCGGTACGCATCCCGCCCAGGCCCAGCATGCCGCCCAGCAACACCATCAGCTCCATGGCGTCGATCGCAGGAAGCTCGGGGGCTTGCAGCCCGGCCACAGCGGCCACCCACGGCAGCAGGGGCTTGAGCAGGAAGGAATAGAAAAGGCCCATCACGCACACCCAGCCTGCAGCCGGGCGCCAGCCCCCACGAAACTTGTCGGTGGTGGCTTCGGCCTTGTTGATTTCCATTTGGCCCAGCGCCAGCTTGACATCCGCGTCCAGACCGGCGAGCTCGCCACGTTGGGCCAGCTCCACCGCGCGCAGTTTGGCTTCGGCCGCCACCTTGGGGTCGGGAATCAGCTTGTCCACGATGCCGGCAATGGCCGGGATGAGTGCGGCAATCATGCGTACTCCCAGATCACGTTGTGCGGCAGGCCGGGCCCACCCAGGCCAAGGTGAATGAACCCCTTGGCGATGCCAATGCGCGGGAATCCGTGTTTGAGCGCCAGGCTCACCAGCTCAAAGCGTGTGCGGCCATCGGAACATGCGATGTCGGCGCACGTGCCGCGCGTGTGCTCGCCTGTGGTGTGGCCCTTGCGCGCCTCCACAGGGTGCGTGTGGTGGCGGTACCCAGACGTGATGCGCAGCGGCTTGCCGTACTCGGTCCGCAAGGCCTGCAGACGCAACATGAATTCGTGCGTCATGTCGTTCCGGCCAGTGTGCCGGCAGGCAAACTCAGCCGCGCTGAAGTTTGGGTACTCGTTCCATCGAGCGGGTTGAAGGTCCATGGGTGCATCCTTTCAGATGCCCCCATTCTTCGGTCGGTCAGGTGGCTCGGCGGATTTTTGTCAGCGTTCTTCCCGCATGCGCTCGATCTTCTCGCGCGCCTGCTCGCGGGTTTTGTCCATCATCCGGTCGGACACGGCGCCCCGCTGATACAGACGCGCCATGCTGCGCACTTCGGCCGCGATCGAGTTGACCAGTGCGGCCTCTTGCGCGCGCCGGCGCTGCTCTTCCAGCTCCAGGTCCACAGGCCGGGCCTTGATTCCAATGGTCTGCATGGCTGCAAACTTCGGTTGCACCGGCAGGCCTGAGCGGTCCACCCCCGTGAACTCGCCCAGTGGCGTGGTGATTACCGTGTCCATGGCGTTGGCGGTGGCGTCCAGAATGCGCTGCGAGTGGTAACCACCGGGCGAAACGGCAGGCAACAGGAGCCCGGCCATCCACTTGGCGCGCTTCTCGGCGGCCTCCAGCCAGGTGTCATTCTTGTCCACAATGTCGCGGCCAAAGAACATTTCCTTGTTCACGATCATGGCGCTGAAGGCCGACAGCACAGGGTGGTTCGGCATGAGTGGCGCAGGCATGGCAATGCCCCCCGCCTGGTTCACCATGTCGAACATATCGCCGCCGGGAACCACTCGGGATACATCCAAGAAAACAGGGTGGCCGGTCAGCTTGTCAGTGCCCAATCGAATTGTCTTCGGGTTCCCAAGGGCGCTAAGCCCTGCCATGAACTCTGGCAACACTTCCCGCTCTTCGGTCTCCAGCTCGCGGCCCTTGGCGATCTTCTCCAGCCAGTCGTCGTCCTCGTCGCCGGCGGCCAGCGAGTAGGCCACGATGTTGATGCCGTGGAGCACGGCGGCCGGCGCCAGGAAGCGCCACGGGTACACCATAGCCGTGTGCAGCAGGGCAGGAATCGCCTTGTACGTCCAGCTGAAGAACGGGATCATGTAGTCGCGGACCTTGCGCGCACCGCTCGGCAAATCGTCATAGGTGAAGATGTAGCGCAGCGCGTAGTCCATGGCTTCCGTGGGATCGAGCCCCTGCTGGCGCGCGTCGCGGTAGATCAGGTACTTGAAAAACGTGTCCTCGAACTCGTAGGCGTCACGCAGCGGCTTGCGCAGCCAGAACGTCATGGCGTTCATGACCAGCTTGCCGGCCCGGCGCGCCTCGCCCTCTTCCATGTTGGCCAGCTTCTGCAGCTCGGGCGGCATGGCCTGCACCATCTCTTCCTTGGTGAAGCTGCCGGTGAACAAGCCCACCTTGCGGGCCTCATCCACCATGGGCGCATCGTTGACCAGATCGCGCACCGCATTCACGTACTTGTGGCCATCCCAGTAGCTCACCCCGGCGAAGTGCGCCATGCTCACGTTGGCCATCACGTTGTTGAAGTGGGACACCAGGTTCAGTGCGGTCTTGCCCTCCTTCCACAGGCCCAAGGCTTCGCGGTACAGCTGCAGGGTGTCGTTTGCCGCTTCCTCGAACTGGGTCAGGTGGCTCATCACGTCGCGGCGCACGTACAGCCCGGCCAGGTTGCCGTAGCGCTTCACCCCGCCGGTGTCGGGAATCTCGGTGTTGGGCACCTGCACCCAGCCCTTGGAACCCGATCGGCGCACCCATTCAGGGTTGTTGGCGATGTTGTTGAACAGGCGGCCCAGGGCAATGTCGCGCTGCATGGCCGTGTAGCCCATGACGAAGCGGTACATGGCGTCCCGGCTCTCGCCCATCTGCGCGCGCTCGCTCGGGGTCCAGTCGCGCCACACGGTCACCATGTCGCGGGCCACCTTCGGCGCATTCGGGTCTTTCAGCTCCAGCTTGCCCTGGTTCAGGCGCCAGTGCGGGTCTCGCACCTCGTAGCCCATGGCCAGCCACTGGTCCACCGCGTCCACGCTCACGTCCTGGAAAAGGCCTCGGCCTTTCAGCGATCCACCACCAATGCCGGCCATGGTCGGCGTCCCGGTCTTAAACAGGCGCTTGATCAGCGGGTCGTCGGCCAGCTCGGTCTCGCGGTTGTAGATGCGCGGCAGGTACCGGCCACGCCAACGGTCGGCACTGTCGGCGCTCAACATGCCCAGCGCCACCAGCTCGTCGGTCTGCTGGTCCATGGTCCGGGTAATGGCGTCGGCCACCTTCACCGCATGCTCGGGCGGCACCACGCCGGGCGCGATCATCTTTTCCACGATGTCGGAAACCATGGCGCGGTCGGCCTCGGTCATGGCGTTCATTTCCTTGGCCACGTTCACGGCCGCGCGCTTGGCCTCCTCGATCGTCGCTTTCATCTGGCGCAGCTGCTTGCGCAGCTCGGGCGATGCCATGCGCATGCCGAAGCGTTCCTGCAGCGGCCGGGTCAGGGCGTCCAGCTTGTGCAGCGCCACCTCACCCAGGCGGAACTTTAGCCGGCCCAGCGCGTCCCGGTTGGGGCTCTGGGTGGGCTCGGGGTCGTACTGCGGCCCATCCTCGGCCACGCGCTGCATGGGGGCCGGCTGCGACTGCCGGCGAAGGTAAGCAAACTCGGGGCTGGTGTCGGGGCTCACGCGGGTGCGGCGATCGTTGGGCAGAGGGGCGCCGCCAGCAATGACGCCCATGCTTCTCAGGCTTTGAGTTTGGCCGCTGTCCTCGACATAGATGGCGTCCACCACCATGGTGCCAATCCGTGTAAGGGCTTTGCTGTCTCGGCCCACCGCGAACACTTGGGCGCCCTGCTTCTGCAGGGAAGCCCTCAGCACCAGCTTCTTCAGCTCTTCCTTGCTCATGGTGCTGGCGTCGTTCGGGATCGTGCTGATCGCCTTGACGTTGTACTGGCTGTCGGTGTGGATCAGGGTGATGGCGCCCTCGTCCACCTGCAGGCGCTTGGCGATGGACATGACATCGGCCGGGCCGCTGATCTTCACGTCCGCCCACTCTTGTGCACGGTACGGGGCTGGCTGGCCAAAGTCCTTCTTCAGGGTCTCGGTGCGGCCCTTGCCGTCGATGGTCGAGTACTCGTTCGTGTCGATCACCACATGCGACTTGAACTCCAGCGACGGCATCATCAGCGCAAACGTCTGAGTCAGCGAACGGTCGGCCATGCTGGGGGTGGCCAAGCCGCTGGGGTGGTTGTGCAGCATGTAGAAGCCGGTGGCACCACGGTTGCGCGCCGTGGCCGACAGCTCGGACAGATAGCCTTCCACGTCACTGCCCATGACGGCCTGCGTCGATGCCGGCAGTCGGCTGGTCAGGCCCACCTGCGAAACCACCTTGCCCGCGTCGTTCACGAACACGACACGGAAAGTCTCGAATCGGGGATCGCGGTACACCTGAGCCAGAACGGCCAGGTCTTCGGCGCTGCTTACTTTTTGTCCGACGAGGCTGACCCGCTGACGGGCAGCGTAATCACGCGACAGGGCGAGACCAAGTATGGTTTCGGTGGATCGTAGGTCGTCAACGGCGGCAACGGCTTCCCGTTGGGCAGCTTCTCCCCGCGGTCCAGCCTGGCTTGGGTCAGGTCCGTTATCGAGGAAGAGTTGGAGCTGTCTGTCATCGGTATAGGGTCGCCGGGGGGCTTCTGCATTATAAGCCTCTCCATCTTCGCGCACCGTGGTCAGTCCAAGACTGTTTGCATCGCGCTCCAGCTGTTCCTGAGCATCTTCCACCGCGCGGATAGCTTCCTTGTGGGATTGCTCGGCTTTCAGCAAATCTAGCCGGTTGGCCTTTCCGCTCTTCACCTGCTCGCGCACAGACTTCAGGCGAGCAAATGCGCGGGCCTTGCGTTCCTTGGCGCCAGCCAGTACGCCCTGGGTGGGCGTGTCGATCTTGCTGGGCTGGGTGTAGGTGTAGGTGGGTGCTGCTGGCTGCGCCGATTCGCCACGCATGCGGGCCTGCGTCCGGCGCTCCATTTCGTCAAACTGCTCGTCAGTAGCGTCCCACTCGCCATCCGCTGTTTGGCCAATGCCCATTTCAGCGGCCACCGCAGCCTGCGCATCGGTGTAGCTCTCGCGGCCTTCGGCTTTGCGCTGGATTTCAGCTTGTGCCGATGGCGAAAGTTGGCGCAGCTCAAAGCCGCCATCAACTGCCACGATTTCGTGCGTGCCCTGCAGGTCGAAACGCTCCTGCATCTGCTTCGCGCCGGCTTCCGTTTTGAACGGCTTGCCGTTGGCCTGGCGCACCACGCGGTCTGACTGCAGGCGGCGAACCTCGATGTCTCGCTCTTGGCTGGCCACCCATGCGTTGTAGTCGGCGGGCAAACCCTCCACCGGTTTGCCGCCTTGCCTCACAAACTTGACATAGGCGGCCGCCTGGTCGTCAATCGGCATGTCGCCAAACGCATTGGCGCTCTTGACGCCGGCCGCCTTGTGCAGCCTGGGCAGGTCTCCCCGCTCAATCAGTACGGAAAGAATCTTGGTAGGGTAGGTGCGGAAGTCCTTTTCCAGTTTGGCCGTGTCGATGCCGGGCTCTGCCGGCGCGCTGAAGATGTCCCGCTGGCCGCTCAGGTTGGCCATCGGGTCTTGACCCAGCTCGAAGGTGTCGGCTGCGGCCTCGCTACGCCGGCGGATTTCTTCGCGCTGTTGGCGCTCGCGCTCGTCCTGCTCTGCTTTGGCTTCGGCGGCTTTGCGCTCTGCTTCGGCCTGCTCCAGTCGCTCGATGCGCTGGGTGACTTCTTCGGGGGTGTAGCTGGTTAGGCTTTGGCCATCGCCTTCTTGGCGATCAGCCGGGCCGCGATCTTCACCGCTTGCGGGCTTGGCTTCTTGTCCGCCTTCTCGTTGAGCTGGTTCAGCATTTCGGTTGCTGCCTTGGTCAGCTGTTCGAGTGTTGGCTTCTGTGAGGGCTTGGCGGGCGCGTTCATAGTATTCCTGTTCCGGCTGGTCTTGGGTCTGCTGGGCCACACGCTCCAGCACAGATTCCACGTCAATGCCCGCGGCTTCGGCTTGTGCCATCAGCGCTTGCACCTCTGCCTTCAAGGCGTCCGGTGCGGGGGCATAGAACGGATCGGCGTTCAGCTCATCGGCAGTGTAATCGTAGGGCTCGCCAAACGGATCATCTTGCCCAGCCTCTTGTTGAGCGGCCAGGTAGTCCTCGAATTGTGCTTCGCGCTCAGCCTCGGCCATTTCCTCCCAGCCTTGGGCCGTGTACTGCGGGCTTTGCACGCTGCGGCGAATGATGTCGTAAGCGTCGTTGTGGCTGTCGGTGTTGATGTAGCCGGCCTCCAGCAGTTTCTCGGTGGCTTGCTCGATGGTCATACCACCGTTGCGGGCGTACAGCCAGCGGCCGCCCACACGCACGTTGCCTTCAATTCCAAGGTCTGACGCGACCTCACGGCTCAGTCCACCATTTGCAGCAATGAAGGCGTGGGCAGACATGGGGCCGCTGCCCACGCCGCCCAGGCGCTTGGCGGCTTTGGCTTGCGCGGCCAGCTGTGCGGGGGTCTTCTCGGCCAGGGCAAAACCGCCCTGCACTTTGACCACGCGCATCATGGGCTGCAGCTTCTTGGCTTTGGTGGCGGCGTCCTTGGTCTTGAATGGCTTGCCGCCTTCGCTCAAGGGCTGGTTGTCCACGCCCAGCCGCATTGGGCCGGCTTGCTGTTGCTGGGCCGGTTGCTGGATTTGCGGCTGGGTTACGGTTTCGGGTGTGGCAGCGGGCTTGGTACCCTCATCAGTGATGGCGCCAGCCACTTGTTCAATTTCTGGCGTTTTCTGTACAGGTTCCGGCGACGTGTTCAATTCCGGCGTGTTTTGAGACACGTCGGGCACCAGGTCGTCAAACGTCAGCCCAGCGGCTTCCACGTCAGGGGCGGCAGGCTCTGCGGGTACTCCAGCGGGCGCGGCTGCATCGCCTGCTGCTGGCGCTGGCGCTTGAGTTGCCGGGGCTTCGGCTTCGGATCGTTGGGCTGGCGATACGTTCGGGACATTCTGGGTCTGCTCGATGGCCTGCAGGATGCGGTTCACCACCTCGGCATCAGGTGGTGCAGGGGGTTGAACAGGCGGTTGTGCCGGTGGCGCGGGTGGCGTGGTGCGGCCAAACACTCGCGCTGCTGCTTCTTGGTAGTCAGGCAGCTCGGGCGCGCGCTGCTCGGGCTGTCTGGTCAGGCGGTTGGCCACTGCATTCGCGCCACCCATGATGCCGGTCTGCGTGATTGTGGCCAGCAGGGTCTGGTACGCGGCTCTCGGGCGCTCGGCCAGGTAGTCGCCCCATGTCTTGTCTGGGTTGGCAATCGCGGTATCGATCGCGTCTTGCACCAGCGTGGCCAGCTGCTCGCGGGGCACTTCGCGCGCCAGCATGCCGGTCAGGAACTGGCCTGCACCGGCCCGGTCGAACTGCTGCACCAGGAAACCCATGGGCAGCTTCTCGGTGATGTACTCGGTGGCGGCCGTTCCTGCAGCGCCAGCCAATGCCGGCAGTGGATCGGCTCCGCGCTGGCGGAACTTGCCGTATTCCTCGGGCACCATCGGCGCCACCATGCCGCCCAGTGCGATATTGGGGTTGCGCGTGGCCACGGCCGCCGCGATGGCAGGCAGTTGGCGAACCATACTGGACAGGCCACTGTAGATCCCTTGCGCGTTCTCGGTCTCGAAATCAGGCGTGTTCACCGCGCGCATCAGCTCGGCCTGCGCGGCTTCGCGTCGTGCCTGGCTGAGGAAGTGTTCTGAGCCGGTGATGTCGCCAGCCATCTGGTTGATGCCGGCGCGCGCTGCCTTGCCACCCGACACCAGATCGGACAGCACACCCGTGGCCACACTGCTTACAGAAGGGTCGGGCCCCACGATCGGGCCGATGGTCCCGTACTGCGCCTGGCGCTCTCGGTTGTCGTCCAGAATGCGCTGCACGGCGCTGGCCCGTGCGAAGTTGAACGGCGCCCGCTCAACCGGCACGCGCTCAAACACGGAGCCCGGGGGCTCTGGCGGGTTGACGGTGTTGGCCAGCTGGCCGATCTTCTCGGCCGCATTGAACGGCGTGACGATGTTGCCGAACAGGGCGCGCACCCCGTTGGCCATTTGATCCGTGAAGCCGGGCCCTCTCGGGATCAGATCATCGAATTCGATGTTGGTGTTGCTTGGAATCAGGTCATCGAATTCGATGGTCATTTACAGCCCCGTTGGATCAATCCCGTTCTGCCGTAGGCGCTCGATCACCTTGTCACGCGGCGCACCTCTGGCGATGGCCTCGCGCGCTCTGGCCAGCGCGGCAGATCTTGCTTCGGTGGACATTGTTCCTGCGGGTTGTGCGGGCGCCGGATTTTTGTTGCCACTTGGTCGGCCTTGCGCCTCCCACTGTGCAAAGGCTGTGGCAGTCGGTCGGCGGTTGTTCTCGGTTGCCCAGGCGTAGAACTGACTCAGTGCAGCTTGATCGATCTGGGTTTCCAGCTGGCCCGTGAGCGGGTTGCGTACCGGCCGCCCCCGATCGTCCAACGCGGGAATGCGCAAAGTGTTCAGAATCGTGGATGAAAGTGCGCCCTCGGAGCCTTCGGCGCCGGTACCGGGCCGGGAGCCTCTGGTGTTCAGAAATTCGAGTTCCGCCAGCGTCATATCCCGCTGGGCATTCGATCGCGCAGCTGCTGCATTGGATGCGTTCGCGGCTCCACGGTCGCGCGCCACCTTCGCGCCCGACTCGTCAGCAAACAAACGGCGCAGCGCCTCGTCAAACACCGTGCCTTGGCCGGTTGCTTGGTTGAGAGCCCCGCCAGTGTTTCCCACTGCGCTGAACGGCATATAAGTCTTGCCGGGCATGGCCAGCGTGTTCAGGCGGTTCATCAGGTCGATGTTTCCCACGTTCGCCACGGCCTGGTCGCGGATGCCTTGGGTCTGGATCGCCGTGCCAGCGTTTGCCAGGCGTTCGGCGTTGGTGTCGCCGGTCCACTGGAATACGCGCTGGGCGACCTGCAGGTAATCGGGCAGGCCTAAGTCGATGGGCGCCTGCCGGGCTTCATTGGTCAGCCGCAGGCCCGTGGCTTCCTCGCCGATCTTCACCGCGTTGGCCCCGGCTTGGTTGCCCATCATGTTGCGGTAGTAGATGTCGGCCAGGCTCTGCTCCTGCTCTTGCTGCGCGCGCTGGCGCACCGCCTCGCCCTGCAGCAATGCGCCAAGGCCGCCGGCAATGGCGCGACCCGCACCGGCCCAAGCCTCACCAGGCCCCCGGATCAAAGTCGTCGTCGTCATATCAGAAGCCCCCCAAAATGCCAGGCTTCAAACCAACGCCACCAGTGGGGCGCAAGCCCAACCCGCCGCTTGGTGATGCCAAATTGAAACCCGTGGGCGAAGCTGTAGCCTTCAGGCCTCCGCCGGTGAATGGCGTGGTCTTTCCACCAAACCCGCCAGCAAGCCCGGCACTTCCGCCCGCTTGCAGAAGCGCGCCTAGGAACATTTGTCCAGGGTCTACCTGCCCGGCTGCATTGATGGCGATTTGATCAGCCCAGGCCTGCCCTCGCGAAAAGTTGTTCAGTCGGTCTACGTCCATGCCGGCATCCATCAGTCGGATGCCCTCGTTCATGCGCAAGCGGCTGGCGCTGGTGGTCTTCCCCAGCAGCCGGGCCATCTGTTCCGCTTGCTTCAGCGTGTTCAGGTCACTGGCCGCCTTGGCGGTCAGGTAGTCCTCGGACACGTTGCCTTGCGTGGTCTGCTGGCCTTGGCGGATCGCTTGGCTCTCGCTGACCGGTGCAATCAGCTCTTGCGTGATCTGCTCGGCAATCTGTGCCTGCTCGGCTTGCCGCTTCGGGGTTTCGTAGTTGGCAGCTGTGTCCAGCGCCTTCTTCTCGGCCTGCATCTGCAGCCGTCGCTGGTTTTCCAGGCTTCGGCGCGTCTCGGCCTCCATGCGGGCCTGCGCCTCGCGGGCGGCGTTGTACTGCACCCCTGCACCAGCGACTGCCGCCACCAGTGCTGCGATTTCCAATCCAGTCATGGCGCTCTCTCCTTATCGCGTAGACGTGCCGCCGTAGGTTTTTGACGGGCTTGACACCCCGTACCACTGCTGCGCGTTTGGGTTGGCGGCAGCATTGCGGCCAATGTTTGCTTGGCTCATTAAGTAAGCATGGCTCAGGTCGTTGAACAGGCCGCCCACCGTGGCGCCCGCTCGGGCGCTTGCTGAGTTGGCGTTGTTCACCTTCAGGGCGTTCATGGCTTGCGATGCCGCTGTGCCGGCGTCGATGCCCGACTGTGCCAAGCTGATCAGGTTCGCCCGTGCCTGCTCGTCGGCTGTGCGAAGGTCTGCGGCCGCTTGATCAGCAATGGCGCCGGCGCGCATCAGGCCCTCGTTCGTGCGCCGGTTGATGTCGGCCACACTGTCGATCTGCGCCGATCCACCCATCAGGCCAGCACGGGCCAGCCCAAAACGGTTGAAGCGCTCGGCCTCGGTGGCCTGACGGTCCACCTCCATTCGGTTCAGGTCGTACACCGCGTTGCGCTGGTCTGCGTACAGGTTTTCTCGGGAATTGGCTGGGTCTCCAGGCACCCAATACTCCACGACCCGTTGCGTTGGAGCAGGGGGCGCCCTAAACCACAGGGTTGCGAAAGGAGAATTGTTCTCGGCGTCCTTGATCTGGCGGTACTCCGCCTCGCTCAGCTCTCGGCCGCTCCAATCAAAGTAGCCCAGGCGGCTTTCCTTGACTTGGTTGTTGAACGTCGCGTTGATCGCGTCAGTCGCCGCCCTGATGCGCGCTTGCCGCTCTTCCTCTTGTCGCCGGGCTTCTCCTGCCCCACCGTCGCCGCCACCACCGCCCATATCAAACTCCTTCCATCACAAACGTGGCCCCGCATCGGCGGAAGCCCAATCTTTCGTACAGCCTTACAGCCAGCTCGCATCCAGTGATCACGCCCGGCCTGATCTGCTTGGCGCCAGCCAGTCGGGCCCACCTCACAAAGGTCTTGATGAACCGCGCCGCCAGCGTCCCGCCTCGGTGATCTGGATGAATGAACAGGCCCAGCTCGGTCGCAATCAAGTCGTTGCCAAACCATGTAGGCTTGACCTGGCACAGCATCGCGCCCACCACTTCCCCGTTTGTATCCTCGGCCACCAGCACCAACTGATTTTTGTCGATCAGTTCCTGCACGGCTTCCTTGAAACGGTCGTTGTCGAAGTCCATGCCGGCAAACGTCGTTTCGTCGCGCATCATCCGACCCAGCACACACAGCGCCGGCAGGTCGTGGGCGGTGGCCAGTCGCAGCTTCATCAGATGGGCCCCAAATCGTTCCAGTGCAGGGTGATGGCATCCACGCGGAACGGCTTGTTGTCAAAGTTGCGCAGCCGGATGGAAAACTCGGTACCGGTGCACTCCACTGGAATCAGGCCACCCGGGCGGGTGTTGCCCTTCACCTTCACCTCGGGGGTAAAGGCGTCGGGGTCTCGCACATCGAAGCCGATGGACATGAAGCACGTGCCCTCCACCACCACATCGGCGCCCCAAATCTGCTTCAGGATGCCGGGCTTCTTCAGGTCCATGTAGGGCAGCTGAATCAGCACCTCGTACTGGGTGCCATCGTCTGTGCTGACTTCCTCGTTCAGCTTGTAAACCGTGTCGCCTGATCGGATGTACAGCTCTTGGCCCAGCTCGGCAAAGGCGTCCACCGGCGCGCTCAGGAAATACTGGCTCCACGCCGCAATCTTGGCCGTGCGGCTGATCGAGTACACAAACAGGCGGTTGCCGATCGCGCACACGTACTGGCCGGTACCGTAGAAGTAGAAGCTCTTGGGGCTGACGCCCGGCACCTTCAGTTCAGGCCGCACCAGCGAGTCGATGGGCGAACCCACGTCCACATCGGCCAGGCTGTTGGTGTACTGCAGGGTCGTGATCGATCGGAACCCGTAGTCACTCAGGAAATACAGGTCGCCGCCCACGTTGGCCACCGTGCGCGGGAAGCTCGTCCCCACGTTCTCCACGATGTCCTCCAGCCGCATGGCGGTCGGGTCGGGGTCTACCGCCCACACCTGCGCGCCGTCGCGCGTCAGCACCACCATCTTGTTCTGGTACACACCCAGCGCGTTGGCCGCCCGGTCACCCCGGCTGTTCAAGCCCGTCGGCAAAAACCCGGCGTCGTTGGCCGTGGTCCAGTCGCGCGGGTCGCCGGTCTTGGAGTAGCGCACCACGTCCGCATTGCCAGCGCCCACTGCAAAAATCTTGCTGGCGATCTTCAAACATGCCCGTGTATCGGGGCAGTTGGCGTCGGCCACGTGCGTGGCCGGGCTACCGTCCAGGTAGTGATGCTCTACTTGGCCGTCTGCGTACTGCACAGCGCAATAGATGAAGGCATTGAACACATCGGCAAAGGGCACATCGGCCACCGCCTGCGCACCCCCAGAAAACTGCACCCGGTTGGCCTGAAACAGGGGGTTGGCGTGGGTGATGGTCCCGCTGCCGTAGAACGTGTGCAGCTTGCCGAAGGCCGCAAACAGGCCCTTGGTACCGGGCTCCAGGTCCGCCACCTTGGTCAGGCCGGGCCGCTTCTGCGTGGCCAGGCCCGTGGTGACGTGCGCGTTCTTCATCTCCAGCAGTCGGTTCGCGTCCGACACGCTGGCGCCCTTGCGCAGATCAATGCCAAGGTCGAAGCGGTCAAAGTGGATTGCTGGCACCTTCAGCTCCTGAGCGTGTAGCCACCATTGGCCGTGCGTACCACCTGCGCTTGGCCTCGCGTGGTCTCACCCTGCATGAAGAACCGCTTGTTTTCCTTCTGACGAAACTTCTCCTTGTTGAGCATGTTCTGGAAGGCCGTGGCCGAAGCCTGCGCATCCGGGTGCCGGTAGTGCGCCTTGGCGTTGGCCAGCGCATAAAGAAACACCAGGCGGTCGGGCGCGCCAGGTCGATCGCTGAGCCGCTCAAAGCGCGGCTTGTCCGCGATGTACTCAACCATCAGGTCATAGGGTTGATCTGGTATCGGCCACAGTTCCATCTGCCCGTTCAAGTGGTCGTACTTGCTGGGCTCTTGCCGGATGGTGTCCAGCGAGCGGTCGTGTTCCGTGATGCCTTGCGTCAACGGGGTTCGGATCGTGTCGCTGGTGCGCACCCAAACCGAAATGACGCGACCCGGATCGATGGGCTCGTCTTCCTCGTCGTTGTTCCAGTCGTACAGAAACGAGCCCGCCACCAGCTTGATGACGGTTTTCTTGCGCATGGCCGGCGGCTCCAGCTCGCCAAACACGTAGTCGTGCGCCTCCTGCAAGAACGACTTGATCACCGTGTCGTTGTTCTTGGACGCGGAGCCTTGCGTGACGAAGCCCAGCCGGGCGCGCAGCTCGGTCATCAGCTCGCCCAGGGTGCGGTAGCGTTCGGTCAGTCCGTTCATGCAGGCCTCACGAAGTTGTCAGGACGATGCGCAGCTGGCCGCCCACCAGTTGCAGTTGCGCGTTCACGCTGGTGCGCCCGATCAGGCTGGCGGTTTTCAGCGCGGTGTCGATGCTGGTCACAGCGCCATCCACGCCGTTGGCGCCGGCCGGGCCGGTCGGGCCTTGAATGCCTTGGATGCCCTGCAACCCTTGCGGGCCTTGCGGACCTTCGGGGCCTTGTGGACCCGTGGCGCCGGTCTCGCCCTTGCCGAACTGCACGCCATCCGACCAGTCGCCGCTGGTGTTGGACAGCTTGAAGTACATGAACCCGGTGTCGATGGCCAAGAAGCTGAAGCCCTTGGGCTGCAGGTTGTAGAGGTTGCGGTTGGCGAACAGATCGCGCGCCTCGGCGTTGAATGACGCGCCGGTGTCGCCCTTCGGGCCTTGCGGGCCTTGCGGACCGGCAGGGCCTTGCGGACCGACTGGACCCACAGGCCCCTGCGGGCCGGTCAGGTCGTTCACCAGCTCGGGCGCCAGGCTGGCCAGCGTGACGATGGCGTTCTTCAGCGTTCCATCGTCGTTCTGCAGCAGGGCCGCATTGGCGCGCAGCGCGTTGATGGACAGCGCCACCTTGTCCAGCTCGGCATTCACCGCGGCATGGTCGGTGCGGTCCGGGTTGTTTTCCAGAAAGTTCTTGGTGCGGCTGTAGGCCGGTGCTTGTGGCATGGTTGCCTCTCAGGGTTTGATGTGGCCAGCACTGGCCAGCCACGTCAGCACGGCCAGCGAAGCCACGCCGACAATCCAAAAAAACTTCTTCACCACAGAGCGGCCGATGGACAGGTACACGTTCTCGATGACGCGCTCGGTCACCTTCTCCACCAGTTCCTCGATTTGCTCATCTGGCAGTTGGATGGGGTCTTTCTTTTGCATTTTGGGTATTGGTGTAAATCGAGTGGTCATGTGTCAACGCATGTGCGCCTCGTTAGTCAGGTCCGGTAGTGCTCGGGGAACTGGCGACGCAGATGCTCGCTCTCGTAGGCCGTCAGGCAGTGCGCCTTGTCTCGACCGAACGTGACGATGTAGAAGAACACGTCGATCAGCGGGCGCGTGACCACGCCTGGCCACCGGCCCTTGGAGCCCGTGCGGTGGGCGCGGGCGCTCATGGACTCATCCGGGTAGCCGCCCAGCAGCGCGTTGCCGAGCTGCGAAAGGGCGACAAGGATGTGAAAGATGTAGAGCCTCACAGCATCACCTGGTCGGCCGCAATAAACAGTTCATCCATCTGAGCTTGAGTGATGCCCAGTGCATCGGCGGCCTGGTTGAGGAACGGGCTGGTGCGCTGCCAGTGCAGGGTCTCGTACACCGCGACTTCGGCGATGGCCTTCTGCATCGGGTCTTCGATGGCATCCACGAACGCCACGACCTGCGGCCACAGGCCCATCTGGATCAGCACGACCTTGCCTTGTGCTCGGGTGACTTGCTGAGGGACAGGCTGAGCGGGCGGCTGCGCAGTCTCCACCTCCCAAACCCCGTCCCGGAAGAAAGCACCCTGCGTGGCCCGGTCATACACGGGCGGGGGCGTAGCAGTACGCCCCATCCAGTCAGCAGGCGTGGCGGCCTCGATGTGCTCGCCCGTGTGAGGGCTGAAGTAGTACTCAGGCATGTGCAACTCCTAGGTGTTGTTTCAGGTGGTGGGTGTCTGCCCACTGGGCGTGGCCCAGCCAGGCGGCGAGAAACTTGCGGCGGCCTTCCGTGTCGCCGGCTGCGTCAAACCGGCGCAGCTTGCGCTTGGCCCGTGTGACGCTGGACTTGCGCAGCAGCTTGTGCGTGGGCCAGATGCGGTAGCCGCAAAAGTTGACGCCTGCCTGCCATGGCAGCACGCTCCAGTGCGAAAACCGCAGCCCCATGTGCTGGCGGTTGGTGTTCGTCAGCATAGGGTAGAGGTAGTTCACAAACCCGTCGAAGCGCATCACCACGGCCATGGCGGCGCGCGGTTCAGGCTTGGCGGCGGTTTGGGCTGGCTGTTCCATCATTTCTTGCGAGGCTGCTTTCGCAGCCTCATACATGTTTCAGGTGGTCACCGGCGGCCCGCAACGCAATGTTCCAGTTCGAGTTCCACGCGACGTGGAACGAGGTGGACGCCCGAGAGCCGGAGCTCGCCGCGTTGTCGCGGGCGCCACCCAGCAAAACCACCCACGGATTGCCGTAGGCGTCACCTCGGTTGGGCCCCGCGATCCATGCGCTGCCGCCTGCGGCACTGTTGCCGCGAGCGAATACCCACAAATGGCCGGTCGC